TAAGAAATCAAGCAGAGTTTGCTGATTTTGATTTTGAAGGTTCTGGCATGTCAGTTCTTCTTGATCTACTAGCATACAATACACACTATTTAGGATTTAATGCTAATATGTTAGCAAATGAAATGTTCCTTGATAGTGCAGCTTTAAGATCAAGTGTAGTATCTTTGTCTAAAATGTTAGGATATACTCCTGCTTCAGCGATTGCACCTTCAGCTGATATTACAATAGTTTTAGCAAATGCATCAGGTGCTTCGGTTACAATGCCTGCAGGAACAAAATTCACAACAACTGTTGGCGACACACAATACACTTATGTTACAAATTCTGATAAAACAATAACACCACAGGATGGTGTCTACACATTTTCAAACTGCAAAATATTTGAAGGCACTAGAGTAACTTTTCAATACACGGCAGATAGTAGCAACGAAGATCAAAGATTTATAGTACCCAATTCTAATGCTGATATGACTACACTAAAAGTTGAAGTACAAAACTCATCCTCAGATACAAGGACTTTTACATATTCAAAAGTTTCATCACTAACAGGCGTAGCACCAGATAGTAGAGTTTATTTTACCCAAGAAGTTGAAGATGGAAAATTTGAAGTATTTTTTGGTGATGGTGCTGTAGGTAAAAAAATACAAGATGGTAATATAGTTAAATTAACTTACATAGTAACCAATAAAACAGCTTCAAATGGTGCAAATAGTTTTTCACTATCAGGCACTATCGCAGGATTTTCTGCTCAATCAATTACAGTTAATAGTAAATCTACTGGCGGTTCAGAGGCAGAAAGTATTGCTTCTGTAAAATTAAATGCACCTTTACAATATGGTGCTCAAGATAGGGCAGTAACAGCTGCAGATTATAAAACATTAGTAAAACAAATATATCCTGCGGCAAATGCTATTCAAGTATGGGGTGGTGAAGATAACTCAACACCTCAATATGGTAAAGTTTTCATATCAGTTAAATTAGCAGATGGTTCTAATTTAACTTCAGTAGATAAAACAGATATTGAAACACAATTAGGTCAATATGCTGTTGCTTCAGTTAGACCAACTTTAGTAGATCCTGAAACTACATTTATTGTTTTAGGTGTTAATTTTAAATTTAATAGTAATTTAACAACTAAAGACGCCACAACTTTAGCAAGTGAAGTTAATACAACACTATCAAACTATTCAACTGATTCTTTAAATAATTTTGTTGGAGTGTTTAGACATAGTGTAATAGGCGGATTAATAGACAATACAGATCCTGCAATAGTTAGTAATATAACAACTGTTAAAATTTATCAAAAATTTACACCACTTGTTTCTTCTACTGCAAATCAAAAATATACAATATTATTTAACAATGCTATTTACAATCCACATAGTGGCCATAACTCTGCTATGGGTGGCGTTGTTTCAACAACAGGATTTAAATTAAACAATGATAATACAGTTGAATACTTTTTTAATGATGATGGTGCTGGTAATATTAGATTATATCACTTAGATGGCGGACAAATAGTTTATGATGATAATAACTTTGGCACAGTAAATTATGATACAGGCGAAATAGTAATATCATCAGCAAGAATAACTGCTGTCTCAGATGTAGACGGTGCTGTTTCGACTCAAATTAGAGTTACAGTAATACCAAGATCAAATGATGTTGCACCTGTAAGAGGTCAAGTTTTAAATATTGATACAGCAAACTCAACAATACAAGGTACAGTTGATACAATAGAGAGCGGATCAACTTCTTCTGGTGTAGGATATTCAACTTCAACTAGTTATTCAACTTCCACTGGTGGTACTAGTGGTACATACTAATATGGATGTTAAATGTCTGAGAGTTATTTTACACTAAAAGAAAAAGTATCGTCCTTAGTAGGCCAACAGGCACCTGATTTTGTAAAATCAGATCATTCAGGATTTACAGATTTTCTTGAAACATATTTTGTATTTTTAGAAGCAGCTGAACTTCAACTTACAGATATTTCTGAGCAAGATGAAATATTATTAGAGTCTGATAATGTTGCTTCAATACAAAAATTAGTTTATGAAGATGCCACAGATGAGGTTGGCGATACAATCATACTAGAAGAAAATAGTTTTTTATCAGCATTTAGAAATGGCGAAACAGTTACAGGTTCTACCACTGGTGCTCAAGCAACTATACTAAGTACAAACATATCAAATAAAAAATTATTCATATCTGCACAATCTAGATTTAAAACTGGTGAAACAATTACAGGCAGTGCCTCAGGTGCAACAGCAACAGTAGGTAAATATAGAGCAAATCCTATACAAAATATTCAACAACTATTAAACTATACAGACGCTGATAAAACCATTTCTGACTTTTTAGGTGAAATGAGAAAATCTTTTATGTCAGGTATTACTGATAATTTAGCTGATTTAACAGATAAGAGAAAAACAGTAAAAAATATAAAAGACTTATATAAGGCGAAAGGAACTAAAAAAGCAAATGAATTGTTTTTTAGATTACTACTAAATGAGGAGGCAGATGTTTATTATCCTAATAGAGATTTATTAAAACCTTCAAATGGTGATTGGCAAACTAGAACAATTTTAAGAGTAACACAAACAGCGGGGTCATTACTAAATTTAAAAGGTCAAACAATCACAATGACAACCTCAAGTTCCACAGCATCAGCAAGATGTATAGATGTTACTAAATTTATTTTATCAGGAACAGATGTATTTGAATTAGAGTTAGATAAAAATTCGATAGATGGTACTTTTGTAAATAATGAAAATATCATAGGTATTGATAGCACAGATTCCACTCTAACTGCAAAAGGCGTTATTAAAACAATCATAGGTGGATTTACTATAACAAATGATGGATCTTTATATAATGTAAATGATACAATAACTATATCAGGCGGCGGTGGAACAGATGCAGCTGCCCGTGTTGAGGCAGTAGGAACAGGCCCATTAACAGATATAATTATTTCAGCAGGCGGTACAGGTTATGCTGTAGGTGACTCAGTTAGTTTTAGTACAACAAATTCTGGAGGCAATACACCTGAGGCTGTAGTATCAGTAGTAAATGGTGGGTTTGCACCTGAGACAGGTAGTGTCTCAGCATATAGTATGGCTACCGATGATCATATTGTTTTAGAAGATAATACACAATTTCTAGATCACTATGCCGGTAATAAAATTGTACAAGAGGCAGGTACAAGTGCAACAAAAGATATTACAGATATAAGAATTGTTAGAACAGGAACAGGATATAGTAAACCGCCAACAGGCACGGTAACAAGTAGTGGTGGTTCAGGTGCTTCAGTAATTGCTTACGGCGATGAAATAGGAAGAATTATTGAAACACGATTAATAGATCCAGGCGTAAACTACACAGGTACACCTACAATAAAAGTGCCTATTAATATGGTAAATAGTGCCTTATCAGGAAATGTTACCGTTGGTGAAACTTTTACAGGTGGTACATCAAGTGCTGAAGGAACAGTTACAGGATTTTCAAATAGTATAGTTTCTTTTACTGCAACATCAGGAACTCCTGTTGTTGGCGAAACAATTACATATTCAAGCGGCACAACTGGTGTTGTTAAAAAGATAGATCCAGCAACTTTAACTGCAACAACCGGCACAGTTGTTGAAACATCAGGAAAGTTTATTAGTCAAAACGGGTTTAGCTCTGAAAAAGCAAAAAGAATACAAGACAGTTTTTATTATCAAGATTATTCTTATGTTATTAAGGTTGGCGAAACAATCGCAAACTGGAGAGATTATATCAAGAAGGCAATACACCCATCAGGATTTGCTGTTAGTGGTGAGGTTAGAATACAAAATAGAGTAAGTGGTCAAATATCAGTTCCTGTTGAGGGCGTAATATCTGGTCTTTCACAATCTCCATTGTTCTTTACTCTAGAACAATTATTCTCTACTGTATTTGGTCGTAGACTAGGAACAGAAACAGACGGCACAACATTAAGAAGTAATCCTGAAAGTGATGTAGAAGCAGCCGATATAGACACAGCATTGGCTTCAACAACAAGAGATATCACATTAAAACAAAGAATAACAGTTAAAGTTGTAGGAGATGGCGCAGATTTAGATTTCAATGTCGGCGGCACAGAACAAACGATAGGATTTGCATATGCAGGTCCTAAAGCTAAAACTGCATTTTTTAATGCCACTAGTGTATTTGGCGGAATTTATAATCAAAAATCAGGGAACTTGCCTGAATCAAGTTTAGCATTTACACAATCAGGCGTTCCTGTTTCTCAGATAGGAACTGCAACTACAGTAAATAATCGTGCATTAACGATAGCAGAATTACAAAATGTATTTGAAAAGGTAACAAATGCGAGTATTACAGATGCAACAAAAGATACTAGTCCTTTTACTAAGTGGAATATTGCAATACCTGCCTATGTTGCACCTACTGGTCTAGGATTTGATACGACTACCACTTCTTTTGATGATACCACAATAACTTTTGATAAGGCATAAAAACAATTATAAATAGTAAAAAGAGAGAGAAAAATGGCAAAACAATCAATTAATTTAGGATCAAGCGCAAATGATGGCACAGGTACCACACTTCGTGCTGGTGGTGATTTAGTTAATGATAACTTTGATGAAATATATTCTGCTATAGGAACAGGAAGTGCTTTATCAATTACAGTTTCAGGTGCATCTAATGGACAGGCACTAGTTTATAGTTCTTCAAATGCAAGATTTGAACCTGCGACTCAATCTGGTGGTCTTTCAGATATTGTTAGTGATACTTCACCTCAACTCGGAGGAGATTTAGATGTAAATAGTAATGGTATTATATCTGCAAGTAATGGTAATATTCCTATTACTCCTAACGGATCAGGTAAAAT